GAGATCTGCTTGTTTCTCAGGAACTGTATCATCAGGTTTTGTGCTATCTGAAGACCAGCATGCTGGTGGTGGCATCTTTTCGCCTTGTCTAAACTCTTTGGCAAAATACATACGATGCACATGTGGTGATGCATTAACAATAACCACATCAAGTGCATCTTGATTAGACTTCTCAATTTCTTTACCATTAACCATTAATCTAAATTTACCGCCTCGTATAGAAATACGTTTAGCAGTCATTGAACTTCCTGTAATGTTGGCAGTGAAGCCATCATCTCTACGGGTGTGTGTTGTTACTGCGTTGCTACCAAATACATCTAAATCTGTGCTCATATATTCTCCTTATTGTCTCTACTTTTAGTTATTCTTACGGTGTATTCACTTGTTGCTTGTAATCCTGGTGGTGCTTTATCGGGATTAAGTTCTAGATATTCTTTTACTGCCGACTGCACTAATCTTTTTTCAAAAAACTCAGGCATTTTGTTTTCTAATATAAAGTCATACATGCTAGACCAATCACTTGTCCAATATCTTGTGCGTAAAGTTCTTGATAAAGTTCCTACTTTAGTTTTTAAACTCGTTACATTTAAAGTTCTACACGCCTCATTAAGAGCCAAATCCACTTTATCTTTTTGCACTTTGATATCAGTAATTTCTTTTTCTAAAGTTTCAATCTTATCACGCATATTGACTGATGCTTGCATAAGCTTTTCTATCTTGTTGTCATCTAATTCCATATACTCTCCTTTCAAATATTAAGAATAACAGTATAGCACAACAATTTACTTTGTCAACTATTTTTATAATTAAATAAAACCCATTCAGCAAATCTTATTAACTCTACAGGTGAAGCATTATGTTTCATTGTGTTAGCTTTGTGACTAATAACTCTTACGTTACCTTTTATATATCCTTTTGTATTATCTATTCTGTCTAGTGATGGAGAGTTAGAAGTAGGTCCTGTGCTTTTTCCTTTAGTGTAAATTTTAACTATTGGGATACCTAATATAGGGCATAGGATAGGTATGTCTATATCTGTGTTATCTATGTTAAACTCAAGCCCTTTTTCCTTGGCTCTTCTTTTTGCCATTGAACATAAAACTCTTTCAGGATGTTTTATTCTATAGTTAGCGCTATGCTCTGCGTAATCTTTATACTTATCTTCTATATAGTTTTTGACATGCTCTTTATTTGTATTACGCCATTCTCTATAATATTCTCGTCTGTCCGTAGGCATTTTTATGTTCCTTTTTATAGGCTTTTTATAAAATCTTTATATTCTTGTCTATCCATATAAGCTTTTAATACTTCTTTTAAATGTATTACTTTTTTTGCATCTATTTCAGCGTCTTCGTAATCAGGCGTTTTTAAAAAGTCAGTTAAAGTTAAAATATATTCTTGTAAATCAGTTATAACTATATCTCTAACCTCATCTTCATCTAAATAGTATTGTATATCTAATCTTTGTTCACTCATTCTTCAAACTCCTCTTTATAAAGATCAACTAATTTAATGTGATTATCTATTTTACCTTGCAACATTCTATATATTTTTGATTCAACAGGGCTACCTTGTAAATGCACAACAGTCATTTTATTTTTTTGTCCTGCTCTATCCATACGAGCACAACATTGTATGTATGTTTCAACTGACATTACAGGTGACCAAAATACAACTACGTTAGCTGCGTGGAGTGTTACACCATGTGATGCAGCTTGAGGTTGAATTACTAAAACTTGTGGGTCTTTACTTTCTTGGAAGTTTTTAAATATCTCTGTGCGTTTATTCATAGATACATCGCCATGTATACAATCGCAGGTAATTTTATCTTTGTGTAACTCTGCCATTATTTTTTCTATGCTGTGACGGAAAGGGCAAAATATGATAACTTTGTGGCTGGCTTCTTCTATAATTTCTTTTAAAGCCGTCATACGATTAGATACATCAAACTCTATAATACCTTTAGTGTCCGAATAGATTGAACCAGCACTTACTTGTAGGAGTTTAGTAAGCATTACCCCTGCATTAACAACGGTAATTTCTTCCCCTGCTGTTTCAAGATACATATCTTTTTTTAACTTCTTATAATACTTATCTTGTTGAGGAGTAAGAGGGACTTCTCGAGTTGTATATAATACATCGGGTAAGTCAAGACATTCATCTTTGGTATAACGAATGGCAGGTTGTAGTGTTTTAAATACTATATCCTGTGCATTAAATCTAGGCACCCAGGTGAACTGGCTGACTTTTTGCATTACCATATCCTTAAAAGTTCCTGCATATTTTGGAACGGATGCGGGGTTCACAAGTCTAGCCAGTCCATATGCGTCAGCTGGTGATTGAGCAGCGGGTGTTCCTGTCATAAGCCATAACCATGTATTAGGTGTTACTACACGATTAATAGACTTCCAGCGACGTGTCGTGACAGTTTTGATATAGTTAGCTTCATCAACCACTATTAAATCAAAACCGCCAGATTGAATTTCTTTCTCTACAATTTCTATACCATCATAGTTGATGATAACTACATCTGTTTTTTCATCGAATACTTTTTTACGTTTTTCTGCAGAGCCATGAGCAATACCTACAGACCTATGCATAGCTGTTTTAAAAAAATCAGCCTGCCATGCTGCTTGCATAATTGATAGTGGGCATACCACTAACATTCTTTTTATTTTACCTTGGTTCATTAAATAATCAGCAGCCCATATTACTGCAGATGTTTTGCCTGTGCCTGCTTCTGATAGGCAATAAGCACGTCTATGTGCAGAAAGAAACTGAGCTGTTGTTCTTTGATGATCAAATGGTTTGTGAATACCAGGCCAGCTGTAGTCACGTGATATAGGAGAAGGAGGATTTTTAACCTTCATGTCTGATAGGGTTATGACTTCATCTAAACCCCAATTAACTATGACTTGGCTTACACCATTATCATGTTCTTTATATAACTTACTTTTAGGTATTTTGTCTAAAATAAGTTGTGGACGTTTTGTATTAACTATCAACGCCTTGTCTTTGTATACTTCCAATGCAATCTCCTAGTGATAAAAATAGACGCGACATCGAGAGAGGTAATGACGCGTCTAGCCCTACATGTTAACACATAAGATGAAAGCGAGCATGTCGAAATTCTTATTGTTAACTGACGTGGTTATATCGCACTCACGTCTTGCGGAAAAACTATTTCTTTTTTAAAGGTGTATTCTTTTTAACTGAATTATCGCTATTGCGACTAAAAGAACTGTTCTGACTTTTAGTTCTAATTCTAGTATTTGCTTTAGTATTACTTCCACCTTTACTAAGAGGGATAACATGGTCTATCTCTTTACCATCACCCTTTTCTACTCTACCATCTTTAATAGCTTGTCGTCTAGCTTTATTTCTAGCTACACGCAATTTTATTTGTTCAGGTTTACTTTTATAAAGTTCGTTTTCTTTTTTATAGTCTCTTGCCATTATTTTCCCCAATGTGAACATGATTGAACAGGGCAAAACTTCTTACATGCAAAGTTAGGAACAGCATTAAATACCCCTGACTCGTAAGCCCCGTTTATACGTAATACTATTTTACTCCATTCTGCAAACATGTCCTCTACTTTATCACTTGTATAATCTTCTTTTAATATCTCTTTACTTACTAAGAAAACCAATCCAGACTTAATTTTTAACATGTCTGGGAAGTGTTTGAAAATAGCTACACTAAACAAAGATAGCTGTCTCGTATCTGCATACTGACTTGACTTACCTGTTTTATAATCAATTAAGGTAGCTAACTTAGTTTCGGGGTTGATAACTAATAAGTCAATAACACCCCTCCACCAAACATCTTTAGCAAAGAAGTCACAAGGTTGCAAGTCTTTTGTTAAGCCTAACTTATATTCACAGTATTTATCTCCTGGAATTGATATTAACCTATCAAGCGTCGGCTTAAACATATTAAACTTCTCTGGCAGAGGAGTTGCTTTGCTCACATATAACTCTGCAGCTTTGTGAACTTCGTTGCCATAAAGAAAATGTTCTACGTTCGGATCTTGCTTAATATCTTTTGCTACATACAGATGATAGTATTGCTTAGGACATTTCTCAAATGTTGTAGCACTTGAGTAAGACCACGTTTTAAGTTCAGCCATTATTTTTTTCTCTTAATTTCTTCAAAGTCATAAAACCATTTATCTTTAGCACTCCACTTAGCATGATTTTCTACACTATAAACTTCGGTAGGTATTTTAAAATCAGGCGTCTTTAGTTCTGCTGGCACAAGAGAAACATCATACCATAAACATCTATTGTTAGGTTGACATGCGAACTGTCCGTTATCTAACTTAATAAAATTATAAGACTTATGTTCTTCAACGCCTTCACTAAAGGTTGTATCAATTACATTAGGATTGGCAGAAGCAAAGTCAATTGTAAATAAATAATTGCCAAAATGAAATTGCCTATCTTTACCATAAAATTTAACTTTTAATCCTCGTAGATTTGATTTCTCAATCACCGCCATATCATAAGATAAACAATCCCATATTTGTAAATAGTCTAAGGGTAGGGGATTATCAACCGCTTTCCATACATAAGCGGATATAGGTAGCTTGTCGTAGAGTGCACCGTAGTTTGTAAGCATTGACTCAATACGAAACGCTTGGCCTTTAATTGCTTTAGCCGTCATCCATACACAAGGTTCTAATTCACCTTGACCTGACTCATGATTATAAAGAAATTCTTTACGGACAAAACATTTAATGGGCGGAATATTAGCTACTAAAAAAGCC